AAGCATGCGGTAAACACGCGTGTTGTCGTAGGGCAGGGGGGCTGCAGGTCCAACAGTCTGTTCACCTTGAGGAAACTGATACACGTTACCGAAAGATGCGTCATCCGTATAAAAGTCAGTGACGGTAGGTGGGAGCTTGACGCTGAGCAAAGGACCGCTCGATGTTGTTGTCCACAGTGCGGCTGGTGCTGTAAGAACCTTGTGACCCAAAGGCTGAACCAATTCGACTGCTAGTTGGATCGCAGCATCAATGCCCCCGGCAACCGAGGCATATCCCAGCTCGCCCAGCTTTACCGCAACTTCATTTTGCAAATCGGTCTGGGTCGTAGCCACCCCGTTAATTATGTTCACAAGATTAGGGAGATCAGTGTTTAAAAGCTGGTTTGTGACGCCTGTAAAATTGCTGTAATCCCCACTCACAGCACTTGCGATTGTGTTCACATCCCAAATCGCTGCGTTCAGTGAAGCGCGCAATGTTGCGTCATAAGTCAAAACTTGGGCTTGGACTTCGTCAGCAATTGCCTGATTCATGCTGCCTGTAATCGCATTCAATTGCGTTACAAGAGCCAGCCGGATGCGCTCAATTTCCTCATCTGTATAGATGGACGCATCAAGACCTGTCTGCAGGATACTTGTTAAAGCAGTGTTTGCAGAGACCTGCGCGGCATTCGCGCCTGCTTGAGCCGCGTCTACGCGAACCGAGTGTTCTGCAAGAGTGTCCAGCGTCTGCTGGCTGAAGGCCGAAAATTCATTGTCGAGTTCTTGCAGTGTCGGCATTAAACGAAGCCTTTATCACGCAGCTTGTCAAAGCCGTCTGTTTCAGTCTGGCTCATGTTGTCGTCAGCCGAGAGCTCGGCCAGCTCTGCCCGATACCGGGCCCAGAGTTCTTGTGATTTCATCGTGGCTGTCTCGTTACCAATTGAGCCAAAGACACGGGCTGCCGTGGCCAGTTCCAGCGCTTGTTCAAGTGCGCCTGGAATATCGATCACTTCATCTGGATCGACCGACATAGACAGCTTGTCAGCTTGTGCCTGATACTCGACTTCGTAGACATCACCATCCAGCGGCTGCTCGAGAATGATCCGGCTTGTGCCAATGACCCGGGCACCGAAACCAGAGTCTGTGCTGCGCTTGTTGATTGAGGTAATCAGCGTCTCGTCAACGTTAGGGGTGTCTGCGCGATCAAGCCGTGTGATCTCGCGGATCTTGACCACATTGTCTTTGAATGGCTCGTCAACACTGTCGATGATGTACCGCGGCGCTGTGTTGCCGGGATCAGTGTTCGACACTGCAAACTCGGGCTGCAGCAGATATGTGTTGCGCGCTGTAGAAGCCGCCAATTTAACATAACATTGCTTATACGGGATTTTCTTCGAGATCAGAGCCAAGGCTGAGTTGATGTGTGCCACGACCTTTGGCTGGTCCGCAATCTCGATACTTCCCTGCCCCATTTTGGACAATCCGAGACTGGAGAGTTCGCCGTAGCTGAGCTGTGTAAAGAAATCACTTAATAGCATGTTGTGCCTCGTGTCTTCCGAGCGCCAGCTCAGACAATGTATGAATTCATGGAAGTGTCGGAGTAGCCATCGGTCTCGTCCTCATCGAATCCCCAGAAGGTATCCTTCTGTGTCGCGGGCGCGTCTTCGCTTGGCTTCCAAGGCTTAAGATACATGAGCATCGAGATTGTGTCGATTGCGTCATCGTGTTTGGATTTTATGCCGTCGAATGTTGCCAGTTCCAGCTCACCGATGAACTCTCCCATGATCTCTGAAGTTCGCATCTCTGATGGAAAGTAGATCTTTCCTGCTTTAAACATCGGCACCACAAGGTTGAACCGGCTCAGTTTGTCGCCCACTGGCTGGATCCCCGGCTGCCCGTTCTTCCCTTGGGCAAAAGTGAACCAAGTGTTGCGGTTGATCATCTCAGTCGTGATCCAGTCAAGGAACGCTCCTTGCTGTCCCGAGATCTCTATCCCGACACTCTGCGGCCGGTATTGCTGCACCAGTTTGAACAGGTCATTGATGTTCTTGTCCATCGTCTGCTTCCGGCACACTCCGTCTACCCAGAACCAGTCTCCATTGGAGTTGTAGGCCCAGACAGATGTGACCGAAAAGTCCGAAGACTGCTTGGCCTTCGTGGCATAGTCGGTCGTGATGTAGAAGTTAAACCGGTGCTTGTTCTCGATCAGCGACTTGCGTGAATACCAGCGGATCTCCGAGTCCTGAACCAAACGTTCTTCGCTGGACGATATCCGCAGCATGAGCTCTTGATTAAAGGCTGCGGTCGATCCTTCGAGGACCGCCTTCTCGTACTGGGCCTTCACGAAGTCATAGGTAAAACGATCATCCCAGGCGCCTTTGAACTCGGCCCGGGAGCACGGGAAGCGTTCGCACACCGGCCAGACGTTGACGTGCCATGCCCCGGACTCCACCGCTTCGTACAGCACGTCGCCTTTGTTGAAGGGTGTGCCGTTGAAGATCGTTTTCCGGCGCGCCGGATGCAAAGCAAAGTCCACACCTTTGGTGATCGTGTCGCGGATCGCGAGCATTGCTGTCTTCGATTTGGCGTCATCGTCAGATACCAGATCGTCGAGCACACACAGCGTCGGTCGCTTTCCGAAGATTTTGGTTCCGCGCAAGCCTGTTTTCGCACCGAACATCTTCACACCGAGGATGTTGGGTTTGCCGTTGTTTCCGTCCAACGGGTTCCCACCCTTGGATCTGAATTCCATGTAGTTGTCGGTGATCTTCACATGCGCAGGCGGCAACCACTCTTGCAAGAACTCTGAGTTTTCCCACCGAAACTCGATGTTCTTACGAGCCGACTTCACACCGTTTTCCATCGAGTCAGAGACGTAGATCATTCCTTCGACTTTCCCGAAGCCGTCAATCTCGCCAAACACTGCGAGGTACAGCACAAGATATTCGAAGAAGAGCGTTGTCTTGGCCAGACCACGGGCGCAAAGGTTCGCAATGTTCTGCTTCTGCCCAGCAATCTGATCCAGCATCTTAAGGTGAACGACGGGCGTCTGGTTTTCCTCACCTTCCCGACCGTTTACCAGCTTGATGAAATTGGTGAATTTGAGTGCAAACGCCGTCGGGACATACGACCCGTCATTCAGGCTTTCGTAGTCAACCTGATTCAACCATTCGTCGACAGTCTGTTTGACCCGACCCCTGGCTTTGAGGATCTCTTCGAGCTCGTTGGTTCCATCAGCAACATCCTGAATCAGGACGTCCATCATATCCATGTCAGGCGTTTGCATTCAGTTCAGCGTCCTAGGTTCAGCTTGGCCACCACCAAGAACAGATGGTCTTTCATCTGCTGCTCAGGTGGCAGATCCTCAAAAGGCACCATGCACGGATGCGTAGGCGGACAAGCGTCCGGATCTTTGACTTCCCCATAGGCCCAGCCATCCTTGAGCTTGTGTGCGAGCCAAGACGTATGGGAGTCTGCGGCCTTGCGGTCTGGATCGAGGGCCACCGCTCGCACTCCGGCGATCGCGCTTTCGCGCTGCCACACCGGTGCGTCGCGCCAAGGGAGTTGAGAGAAATCTCCCAGCGTTTCACAGTAGATCCGGTTGGCTTCATGACACGCCATGGCTGCTGTGGTGATGCTCATGACATCGGACCTTTAGTGGCGGCCTTCACGCCCCACATGGCGGCATCTTCGATGTTGGTCTGAGCCAAAGCCTTGAGACGATTGATCTCGTTGAACTGTGCGCTCGTTGACCCGCCCTTCAGTGGGATCGTGTCGATCAAGTCGATCAGCTCAGCGACCTTCGCTTTGATCTGCCCAACCATGTTATCGCCTGACGGGTTGAACGAGATTCCTACGCGGTACTCACCTTTGGTCATCGTCATGTCGCTGTTCCTTTGTTTGCAAATGTATTGCGGGGTTTTACCCCGGGTTCTCGACAAGCTTCACGCACGTCAGCACGCATCTTCTCGAGGTACTCTGCACGGCCATCACTGGTCACAAGAGGTGTTTTCTCTTCCTGTG